TCTTTAGTTGTTCTGCGGTCTGTAATTGATAATTTGAGACATTCTCAGCAATCTTTTGCTTTTCTCTGGTCAGTGCTTCTTCAAACCATGATTGTGTTTCACGACGCTTCTGTGCGGCTGCTTCTTGACGTTTACGTTCTTCGTCTGCGGCCTGTGCTCTGGCTTTGAGCCTCTGTGTTTCTGCGGCATTTTCACGTTGAACACTAGGTGGAGGTGCCAGTCCTAATTTTTCACCTAGCGCATCAATGGCAGCACCCAGTCTAGGGAATGATTCTTTGGTCCAACGTTCTAGTCCTGAGGCAGCATTATCAAACCATGACTTCATGTCTCTGCCAGTTAACACTTCCAAGGCAGCATCTAGTGCCATAACCGCAGGCACAACTATCAATGCCGCTGGTCCTAATGCTCTAAAGCCTGCGATGATAAATGGCAAGCGTTTTTCAATTAACACAGCCAGTGTGGTTGCCAGTGCGGCAAATATGCCTGTGCCCTTGGCAAGATCTTTGGTCAATCCACCCCACTGTATTTTTAAACTGGTCATTGTGCCTGCCAGTGTGGCAAAGCCTCCAGCAGCCATGATAGCATAGCCTTTTAATGCGGCAAATCCTGCGCCTAGAGCACTTAATATTTTTAATGTGCCTGCCAATGCGGCCAATGCCACACCAATGTCAACCACAGCCTTGGTAAACTTTTCTACTGTTTCTGGTTTTAGGTTAGCCACAAACTCACTGATAGGTTTCAATGCTGACAAGAGATTGGTTTTAAAATCTCCCATGGCATTGGCAAAGTTCTGTTCAGCATCAGCGGCTGCTTTGATAGCGGCAGCACTGGGTCCTGCTCGCTGTATGAATCCATCAATGCCATCATTGAGTTGTCTAAAGTCTACTGAATTAAATGACTTGCCAAATATGGCCATACCAAGAGCAGTTCGTTTGGCATTGTCATCTATTTTGGCTAGACCTTGAATGGTTTTACGCAGTAGATCTCTTTCACTCAGTGTGCCCACATCATCTAAACTGATGCCCAGTGCGGCAAATGATTCCTGTGCCTTGCGATTGCCTGTGCTGACATCATCAATGTAGTTGGCAAAACGTCCAATGGCAGTCAGTGCTCCTTCTGTGGTGCCACCAGCCGCTGAAACTGCCTTGCTAAATCCTACCACAGCATCTAGAGCAATGCCACTGGCACTGGCCACATCATCTAGTGATGCCGCATATTGAACAGCATTAACAGCCAATGCTCCTAGGCCTAGACCAGCAATGGCAGTTTTAAGACCATTAAAAGTGGTGCTGACTTTGCTGACTTCTGCTTGTAATTTTTGTAATGATTGTATGCCCTGTTGAGCATCTACTTGGACTTGATATTTTAAATCGCCAGCCATGATTATTTCCTTATGATTTGATCAAGACGACGTTGAATGTAGTCCTCAGTGGGCTTGGTCATACCATCAGGTGCTTGACGGCTGCCGCCTTGATCTAGTATTTGTGCGTAGGGGTAATTGGCCTTGATAGTGTCGCCTTGTAATTTGGTGCTGCGACGAGCATGGCCTGTGCGTTTGGGAGTTGTTTTCACAAAGAAGTTATAGGCTTCTTGTGGAAGACGATCCAACTTACTTTGTATTTGACGTAGACTTGCTGTCATTCCGTCATTTAATTTACGCACAGCCACTATTTGCTCCTTACACGATCTATCATAGCCTTGAGTTCACTCTGTGTCATTTTAGGTGCTGGAGCAGGTTTTCCACTGTGTTTGGCTTCTGCTTGCTCTCGCTGATGTCGCTCCCAATTGAGAGCGATATCCATTACTAAAATATCCAGTGTGTCTCCACGCTGAACAACTTCACTGGGTAAACAATGATACCTAGTGGCCAAACTGTCCAACATGATCGCACGCCGTAGATCTGGACTGTCTGGGTCTAATTCAGCGTTTAAAACTTTCCCAGGCCTTCAACGATCTTGGTGATCACTCTCATCATAATTTTAGTAGGCAGCGTGGCATCCTGCTCTAACACAGGTTTGCCTTCTTCATCTAACACCAATTCTTTAACAGCATCAATCACGCTGCCATAGTTGTTGTGGTCAATGTTGGCCATTTTAATAAACATGGCCATTGGCTGGCGATCCCATGTGTAGAATTCTACGGGTTCACCAAACTCACTGACAATGTCTTCATCATCAATGACTACTTTGATTAGTTGGGGTTTTGCTGATAGTTGGGAAAGTTTCATCTGTTAATCTCCTTGTCTGTTAATCATTGTATTAGCAATGGCCAATACGAAACTTAATCTATTCTGTGCTTTTTGAATGTCATCTCTGGCACAGCGTAATTCATTTGTGGCCTTGGCAATTTCAGCCAGGACACTCTGTAGTAATTCTTTGTCGTTCTTTGAATCTATAACGTTCATATCTTTGAATCCTATATACTATTTAACTCTAGTAAAGAAAAAGGGCCCTATAATGAGCCCTTTTACACAATCTAATTTTGAATTAGGTTGCGTCTGTTACTGTGTAGTCACCAGTTACAGTGATAGTGATTGGTGTTACCCAAACTGGACTATCTGCTGAAACTGTTGGTGCTAGACCAGTGATATAACCTTTGCCGTTGATCACTTTAGTTGCGGAGCCATCATCATTGTCTCCTAACTGTAGATCAAATTCAACAAGTGTTTTCTCACCGCTGAGACCAAAGATGCCTTTAGCAGCCGCAGTTGTGCCTGAGCCTGTGCCAAAGAATGTTACTTCGTCTAGCACAATGTTCATGCTCAAACTGTTGGTAGCAGTAGTGGCAATCTGTTTCTTTGAAGCACTGTCTAACTGTGTCCATGTGAACACGTCGTTGGCAGCGTTTAGGGTGACGTCTTGTAGTGCTGGAATTGGTAGACCTGTGGCATCAGCAACTTTGCTGATACGATGGATCTTCAATGTAACCTGAGCACCAGATACGCCTGGACTTGGATTAATGTAAGCCATGATTCTTTCTTCCTTATGTTAATTTGGTAAATCTAAATTCAAACTCTGTGATCATTTTGTCTTCATCGTAACTGGTAGTGACATCCACTTCTCTGCGGTTTACACCTTGAATAGCGGCAGCATTTCTAGCCAGTTTCATTGAGGCCGTTAATGAACTGTAGTTTGAGGGTAATTGTTTTGCGTCTGTGCTAAAGTAGACACGAACTGATGTAGTTTCAGCGTTGATGATTAGTCCGTTAAGTGTGGCAATCACAGTATCCTGTGTGATCTGTTCTTGATCCACATAGACAGTCTTCATATTTTTTAAGTATAAAGCCTGACCACTAGCATCAAAGGGACGCTCATCACTGAGTCTAAATTGACCCAATGATAGACCTTTAATGTAATCGTAAATGGCTGTTCTCATCTCACTCTCTTTAAGTTATAGATACCTGGTTGACGTTCTGCTTGTGTGATTGCTCCACTGCCGTCAAAGTCATACCAGTCTCCAGCAGTTACTAGTTCTTCAAAGAGGTTTTCACTTCTTTGTTTGTAGTAACCCATCTTTCTGCGTTCTGCTGAGTCTTCGTTAGAAAAGTCAGCAACATTGGGCAATACATAATCTGCCAATGCCATACAAACACACAGTTCAGTGAAATCGTTGTAACGATCTTTGATCTTTGATGGATTCAACGCTGGAATATCAGCCACAGTCATGATGTTAGCACCACTACGTTTTACATAGTAATCCTGCCACCATGCTGTTGTGCGTAACTTTGATAAGATACGCTCTGTGGCTCTTATGAGTTGTGCTTCAACTAGGTCATCAGTAAGGCCTTCATTAGCATCAAACAGTCGTTGATCAGCGTCAATGACATCTTGATACTCAGCGAAACTTGTTACGGTTGTGCCTGATTTAATGAAAGCCATTTCATATCTCCTTGATTACAGAGCCGCGTCACCAGTGATCTTAACACCGTGACTGTTCTGGAGAATAGCAGCGCCAGCAACAGCCTTGAGCACCACGTCTGTGGCACGCTCTTTAGGAAGATACAACTCGTTCATTTCAATTGAACCACGCATTGCGTGACCAATAGCAGAACCAGCAAATACAGCACCAATAGCGTCGTCTGAACCGTCAACTGTTACCAAACCACTTTCGTAAACTTGGATACCAGCGATGTTACCAATGTAGAAGCCGCTTAATACGTTGTTACCAACATTGCTCAATGCTGGGATTGTAGAAGCACCAGCGTTGGTCAATACTTTCTTAACATTGTAGGCTTGACGTGGGTGTAATACAGCGTAGAAAGGACCTGTCAACTTGTTGCTACGCAGTGTGGCAGCAGCCTTTAACAATGTGTCAACAGTTACTTCACCGCCAGCACCTGGACCAACTTCTGTGGAGAAACTTGTGAACAGGCTGAATACCTGCTTGTCCATGCTTTCAGCAATAGCACGACCACTTTGGTCACCAATTTGTGTGAAAACATCGCTGTAAGAACTGTCACGTAACATGTCAGTAACTTGATGATAAACAACGTGCTCACCAAGAGTGATTGAAGCAGAGGTTGTGTTTGTGTCCTTGGCAGTAGCGGCTGATTCGTCAGTGATTAATTCAGCACTGATACCGCTCCATACTGGAACTTGTAGAATTTTACCAGCGTTAACTGGTGCGTCAAAAACGGTGACCATCTGACGTGCTACTGAATTTTCATAAGCAGCAAACTGAGCAGCGACCACCAGGTTAGCGAATAATTCGCTGTTAATAGAACTTGTGTTAGCCATGATTAAAAATCTCCTTGATTATTAGGCGTTAAAATGTTATCTGCCTTTGCGGGCATTGGCATAGATCTTTCTATGCTCTGGATTCTTCATATCCAACTTTGAGAGATCAACATTAGCATAATCACTGGGCAAGTGACTGCTACGAGTGTTAGTGGTAGCGGGAGCAGGTTGAACAAAGTGTGGATTACTTGATAGGAATTCCTTCACCAAGTCTTCTACACTCAATGGAGCGCCTTTGTCGTTGTAACGCACAGCACCCTTGTTGTCTACTACTTCTACTTCACCTTCACCGTTTAGTCTTACATTATTATTGAGTAGGGCTTTGACCTGCTCTGGAGCCACTGCTCGCATATTAGCGGCAGCACTCAACAGTGGAGTGTTGACCTTATACTCTTTAATAACTGAGTCTCTCTTTTGGATTTCTAAATCCTTCTTTTGCGCTAGGTCTTGTAGAACCTTCTCAAACTCACCACGCTTGACGTGTTGCTCAGTTTGTCGCTTTTCTGCTTCTAACTTGAGTTCACGTAGTTGTTCAATGTCACCAAGTTCTGAATAAGTGTTTAATTGCTTTTCATACTTTTTAGCAATGGCACTTTTCATGCCTGCCATGTGACGATCAAATTCTTCTTGTGTGTAAGTTTTAGTTGCGCTGGCCAGATTTTC